AAGGCATTTGTTAATGCTCCAAAGTCCGTTTTAATGGGATGAATGTCATAAAAAGCTCCCCCTGTATATGCGTATAAAATTCTATTCGTTCCTACAATAGAGAAATTAATTGAAGTTTGACTAACTACATGGTGTTGGGCTCTAGCTACTCCTGTTAGAGCATTATCTCCTAATTGAGACCATCCCCCTATTTTTTCTGGTGTGTTATATCTAAACCTAACATTTTCTCCACCGGTCCATTGTCCTTCAGCACCTGTAGGAGTAACTTGTTTGTTGAATCCTGGTAAAAACTCTATTTTTTGTAGCATAAAAATCCTTTTTTATAACTATAACAGATTGTGGGGATAATCAACAGATTTAAAGCAGGGGAAAGTGTGGTGGCATTTTCCCCCACCAGTGACTATACTACAAGTTTTTATTAAAATATTCAATACATTCAGCACCGGATTTCTTATCCACTTTGGATTACCAACATCTCTTTTAGGTTTTATCATTTTCATTAAAAGGCCCAGCTTACAAATGAATATCTGGTTCCTTTGGTTGCTTCCCCAACCTTGTGTGGATACATAAAGTTAGAGGGAAAGAGTAATATGTCCCCGGTTTTCAGAGGAATTTCTTTTCCTCTACAATAAAAGGCCGCCCCTTCATAGTCGTCGTTTAAATTTGCAACAATAGATACTATTGGAACTCCCTTCAATTTACCATCAAATATGCTCTGGATATGGTCATAGTGTTCTCTCATCATATTACCCACTTCATACTTATTAAATCGTATGGATGAAAATCTAGTTAGCCAGGGTGGTTGAGTATTTTCTCCTGGCCAAGTGTGTTTGATTTGATATTCTTTTAAAGCTTTAACTAGATGAGGTGCAATATGTGCTTGCTGTTCTTCCGTACAAGGCATCACCTCTAGTTCTTTTTCAGGCTTGGAACCTAATTTATCCTTTCCATAATCATACCAAGTATGTTTTTCCCATTTCTTTTTATTACATTCATCTATCAATGCTTTACACAACTCTATAGGTAGATGGTTTTTCACATATATATAATTCTCAATATTAATAGTATCTTCTAAAGATAATTTAGACATTATAGCCTTAATTCAGTTAACTTTTTATTATCACCAACTGTTCCTCTAATAAAAGTATTAAAAGCTAAACTTATTCTAGTATTAGTTCCTTGTTTAACTTCAACACGATGAGTTAATGATGATGGGAATAATACAACATCTAATGTTTCAACTGGAAACCACCAAGTTTCTGAATTGTATAAATTATATTCTTTTATTTCAGGTTTAATTATTTGATACATTGGTTTAAAAAATTTAATCTTATCGTTATCTTTATCAGCATTAATATAAAGAACTCCTGATACTAGAGAATTGGGGTGTGCATGAGTATGATGATATTGAGTTTGTTCTGTATAGTTTAACCAAGATTGAGTTATGTATGGTTTTATATTGTTAGATGGAGATATAACTTTATTAAAATAATCTTTAACTATTTCATCTAATTCTTTTTTAAGACTGATAAAAGTTTTGGAATTAAGAATACAATTATCATTAGATGTAAGATTGCCTTCATTTTTATAAGTATCTAATTTAGATTTTTCTATAAACTTATTTTCTTTATTTGAAAATTGTCTAGTTAATTTTGTAATATAAATAGGTGTTGGAAATAACCCATGTATTGTTGATTGCACTATTCCTTCCTTTCGTTTTTAATATACTCTTTCGTTTTTAATATACTACACTTCTATTAAATTCCAAGATAAAGTTTCTTCGTTCCAACTATATGATTTACCATCTTGTGGCATAGGTGTTGGTGCTTCCCACCAACAAGTATCTTCATTTAATACCCAAGAGTTAAAAGGTTTCTCAGGAATAAAAGCATCTCTACCTTCATCATAAGTATAATCTATTCCAGCATGATTTTTTCTAAAAGGAGTTCCACTTAATTGATGAACTCCACCTACTGTATTATAAGATGTTTGTTTCCATACTGAATGTCCAGTAAGTTTAGTTAAAAAATCTATTCCTAAAGCTTCCTGTTCAGTTCCATTGGCATCTTTTAAAACATCATTATGTACTGAAAGAACGTCTACTACTTTATTGTTTAATCCTATTTTTGCGAATGTTGCCATAATTTTTATGCGGTATAACTACCACTTCCTGTAAATGTCATTGAAGTTCTTCCTGTGCCACCTACATCTGTTGCGACAGTTGGACTTCCAGTTGTTGTTCCTGTATAACTTGCATCGGGTACACTTAATATAACAACACCTTTTCCACCAGCACCACCACCACCATTATAACTCCCATTTCCTTGCGTTCCTGCACCTCCACCTCCTCCACCTGTATTTACTGTACCAGAAGTACCGGAAGAAGCTGTATTTTGAGCACCGGCTCCTCCACCACCATCTCCACCATCTCCTTTAGTTGATGACATCCAAGCACCCCCTCCTCCTCCTCCAGCTCTAACTACTGGAGAACCTGTTATTGAAGAAGCTGTACCAGCACCACCAGTACCTGCCGTACCACCAGAAGGTGAGGTAGTGGATCCTCCTACTGCACCAGCGGCTCCACCACCTCCACCACCTGCATAGTTATTAGGTGTTCCAGTACCGGAACCACCATCATTTCCTTGACTTGGTGAAGTGCTTGGAGTGTCTCCTGAACCTCCAGCTCTAGTCCCAGGAGTTTCGCCACCACCGCCACCACCAGAACCACCATCACCGCCCTCATCATTTCTATACCCACCACCGCCACCACCAGCAGAAGTTATAGTTGTTAAACCTGTACCTGAAATTGCTGAACTAGCACCTTGACTACCACTTATCTGAGGGGGAGCAGTCCCACCACCACCTCCATCACCAACTGTTACTGTAATTGCTGTTTCTGCAGCTACATCTTGTGTTGAAGTTCTATAACCACCAGCACCACCACCACCAGCGGCTGAATTATATGCGGCACCACCACCGCCCCCACCAGCTATTACTAAAAAATTTATCGACACAGGCCCCACTCCACCGCCCGCTCCAAATCCTAAAACTTGATAACCAAATGATTTACTTCTTCTTGATTGTATATTTGTTGAACCCTTACCGGATGTGGTAAAGTTGTTTATTAAATCTCTCATATCTAAATCCCTTATGCGTCGTTAGCTAAGTCCGTAGTGAAGAATAATCTCATTCCTAATACTCTTGCATCACCAGTAAAGGTATCACTACCATCGGCTGCATCTCTGTATAATTGAAAATATACTTGTTCTCCAGCTGCGGCTGCTGTAATTGTTACTGCGCCACTTTCTGCGGTAATTTGTTGATCTTCAACTGTTCCTATACCTGCATCTGTAACTTCTACACCTGTTCCATAAGCAACATCAATAGTATCACTGTCACCACATGAAACTCCTTGTAAACCAAAAATACAGTTATCCGTATTCGTATTACTTGGTGTCCAATAAACTTGATACGTTACTGTTCCTGCCGCCCAGGATTTAGGGAAACCAACTGAAAATTGTGCATATTCAGCTGTGCTAGCATCAAAATCTAATACGTTCATATCAGGTCTTGTTGCTGTTGTTTCAACTTGTTGTGCATCAGCACCATTAGTAGATGCTCCATACATTGCAGAAGCAGGGATCCACATAGTTTCTTTACCTGCAATTTTTATAGCACCGGTTGCATCTGCTGCATCAACAGCTTTTGCTACACCTGTACCATTTGGTGCAATAGTAATATCGCCGTCTGCTGCGTCTGTAATTGTAATAGTACCAGAACTACTTCCAGCATTTGTATCTAAGATTAAATCATAAGCGCCACTTGTTGTAAGCGTAGCACTTGCTGCGCCAGATCCGACAATAGTTTCTCCTGTTCCTTTTGGTTTTATGTGGACGCCAGTGTTGGCTTCTCCACTAGCACCTAAAATTGGAGGATTTCCTGTTGCAGCGTTAGTAACTTCTAATTCATTTACTGCTGAAGTTGTTGTTTGAAATATAATTTGTTCCGCTCCGTTAGCATCAGCAATATATCCTGCATCTGCAATTACTGGAGCTGTTAAAGTTTTATTAGATAATGTTTGAGTTCCAGTAGTAGTAACGAATCCTAAATCAACGATGTCTGGATCACTTCCTGATCCTGTACCATAAATTATTTTACTTGATGTATCACCACCTGTGAATGTAACACTACCACCTGTACCACTTACATATTTAAATGTTACTGCTTGTGAACCTGTTGTAGAATTTTTAAGGACATACATTTGTTGTACGTCAATTGGAATAGTTACGTTTCTTGCACCTGTAAGTGCACCTGTTAAATCTATTGCTCTGTGAGCAAGAGTTGCACCGGTTGAGCCATCAGAAACTGATAAGTCTGTATCAGCTCCATCTGTTACTGCTTGAGTAGTATACCCACCAGCGAATTGTTCTATAATTTCTAAGTTTGTATTGGTTTTTGTTCCCCATGTACCGGCGTTTTCACCAGTTGCCATTTTTTCTACACCCAAGGGGGTATAAGTTGATGCCATAATTTATCTCCTGCTTATTTTGTTATTTTTATTTGATTTTAGCCTTATTGTCAATATCATATATTATTATTCTGGTGGTGAAACTTTAGCCCAACTACCACCTTGTGTCGGAGTTACTTTTTTCCATGCTATTGGACCACCAACTGCTCCTATACTAACAGTTGCTGCAACCCCTGTCAATCCCGCAATCATTTGTGTTGGTGTAATAGCTCCAACACCAGAAGTTGCAGAAAGTCCAGATAATCCAACTGACATTTCAGTTGGAGAAATAGCTCCTACTGAAACTGTTGAACTTACTCCAGTTGGAATAATTATTGCGGTTTCTGTTACGACAATTTCCCCTTCACTTGCAGTTGTAGAAAGTCCAGATAATCCTATTGACATTTCTGTAGGAGTAATTGCCCCCACAGCAGAAGTTGCTCCAACTCCTGTTATTCCCATTACATCGGCTGGTGCAATAGCACCTACAGAAACAGTTGCTGAAACTCCCGATAAAGCTAAATCACCTGGACCAAATAATAATCCTGGTGTTCCTAATGATGAAGTTAAACTTTGACCACTTAATCCTACAGCCATTTCAGTTGGAGAAATAGCCCCAACACCTGTAGTTGCTACTCCACTTGATGAAACATCAACAATAACTGTCATTGCTGATTCACCCCAGTTTTCATAACCCCATGGGTCTCTACCCCAACCTTGTTCGTTATATGCTGATGGTTCTCCTACTGAAGCAGTTGCACTTATTCCTGTTAAAGTAATAACTGGGTCTTCAGAATCATTCCAAGGCTCTGCTCCCCAAGTATCTCTACCCCAACCAGCATTAGTACCAACATATGTTGGAGATCCAACAGAAGATGTTAAAGTTGATGGTGCAGTTACTGGTACTACAATCGCTGTAATTAGTGTACCTAATGAAGATGTTAAAGTTGATGGTGCTGTAAGTAGTTGTAAAGTTTGTATTTCAGGTGCAGTAAATGCAGATGTTAAACCTAGTCCAGATAATGCAACAGAATAAGTTACTCCCCATCCAGCATTACCATATTCTGCTCTGCCCCATCCAGAAGTAGATTGAGCATAATCGAATGTACCTAAAGATGATGTTAATGAAAGACCTGTAGGAGTAACAGTTAAACCTGATTCTCCCCAGTCTTCTACGCCCCAAGCATCAGAACCCCAACCTACTTCATTAAAAGCTGTAACACTTCCAAGAGATGAAGTTGCAGAAACACCTGTTAAGGCAACACTGCTATCATTTTGCTCGCTCCATTTTCCTTGACTCCATGATAATGCACCCCATGTATCTTGGGTCATATCCATAATGCCGCCCATTCCAATACCATGAACCCAGCATGCAAAATAAAAATCTGTTTCTGAAGAAGGTTGAATTTCTATGTAACGCGTTGTGGCTGCGTTAAAAGTTGTTGTGTCTGTGTAATCGGATTGATTACTGGCTCCGTCTAAATAATAAGTAACTCCGGAAGAAATAATTCCGGCCTGCATCGTTGAAAGAGTTGTACTGTTGGAAGTAGAAAAAATTAAAGGATGACTATCATTCGTTGCTTCTGATTGATCTAAACGAACTGTTCCACCGTTCACCCATGGGAAAGTAAAACTTCCTGGTTGTGAACCATTAAAAAAATAAACGTGGCCCGCGCCACCAACAATATAATGAGTACCAGTTGCGACGGTTACTGTGACTGTAAGATTAGCCATAAGGAATTGCTCCTTATGCTATTCGAATAATCGCTGTAGTCGCTGCTGCTGCTGGAAATTGAATTGTAAAAGTTCCACTAGATACAGTTTTATCACCACCAAAAGCCACCGCACAAACTGAAGCGTCCGTTGCATGTGAATCATTAAAAATTAAACATCCATTAGCTGTAAAAGAAGCGGATGTCCAACTCGTATCTGCAAAATCACAAATTGCCGTGGATGAATCTAATGTTGGCGTAACACTCGTTAAGGCATTTCCTTTGGCTGAATAAGCTGTGCCTGAAGTATTTGTAATTTCAGCCGTGCTTGAATAAGCCGTTGTGGATGCACTTAGAGTTGCTGAGCTTGTGTATAAAGCTAAGTTAAAAGTGTTTCCTGTTGTAGCAGTGAAATTATGTTCTGCTTCTAAAATTTCTTGTTTGAAGCTATTACAAATTGCCGATGTTATTGCCATAATTTTCTCCTAATTATTGATTCGCAGATTCAATTGGTATACGAACAGTACCGTCCGTGTAATCATCTCTTCTACGTCTCCCAATTTGCACACTTGCAAATTTTTCTAGTTCTTGTTTATACTTATTCTCATATAATGTCAACATGTCCATAGGACCTTTTAAATATCCATAAGCCTCTACTAAAGAGGCATATAGTAACCCTTGAGGAAAGTTTTTACTTACATAAGTCCCAGAAGTATTAGTCCCTAATCCTGTTGGCATTGCATTTCCATGAATATTTATCAAATAATTGGCATCTGGTGTAGGAGCCATTATAATATTTCCTGATGTAGTAGAGCCATCTCCTGTTGCACCACCAAACATACCATAATATTTAGGTAATCCTGTAGTATCTTGACCAGTTGACCCACCTTCTGGTCCTGTTAAACTTCCTACATATTCACCTATAAAAGTTCTGTCTCTTTTTTGAAGCCAAGTGCTTTGACCTGTTCTACTAGATGTAGAATTAAAAACCTGAACTCCTCTTACAAATAGAAATCCTGCCGGTACTCTAACTGTATTAACATCAGCGGCTAAAGTTCCTTCATACTCTTCACGAGCTGAATCCATAGGTAAATCATTATTAATTCTAAATTCTGCATTTTCAATAAATCTGCCTAGAAGAGCACCAGTAAAAACATTACTGTCTACTTCAGTATAACTTCTAAGGTCAGCTTCTAATTCTGAAAGTGTATATCCTGCC